TCCGCGAAGATCTCAAGTCATACTTCAAGTATAAGGTAATCCACATTGATCGCTGTGAAGCTGACGACGTAATCGCTGTGCTCACTGAATCAACTCAGGAGTTCGGTAAGTTTGAACCCGTGATGATCGTATCATCCGATAAAGACTTCAAACAACTTCATCAGTATGATAATGTCAAGCAGTTTAGTCCTATGCTTAAAAAGCAAATCACTGTGAACAAGAAGGAACTTCATAACTGGATGATTGAACACATTGTTAAAGGTGACGCCGGTGACGGCATTCCAAACATCTTGTCTAAAGACGATGTGTTTATGCTTGGTGAACGTCAAAAGCCTGTTAGCTCTAAGCGTCTTGAAGAATTTTACAAAGATGGTATGCTTGCATGTCGTACTGATGAAGAACGTCGTAATTGGACTCGTAATGTTCATTTAGTTAATTTTAGTCATATCCCTACTGACATCAAGGAAATAGTAATGGAAGCATTTGAAGTCGAACCTAAAGGTGACAAGACTGCAATCATGAATTATCTTATTAAGAACAGATGTCGCAATCTGTTAAATGAAATTGAGGAATTTTAATGGCAACACGATATCTTACCGAGATCCTAGAAGAAGTAAACAAAGAACCAACTGCACTCGCAAAGTATCGCGATAACGCAGCACTGCGATTTATTTTTCAGCACGCATTTCTTCCAGAACATAAGTTTGATTTACCCGAAGGTTCACCTCCTTTTAAGGAAGATGCAGCACCATTGGGTATGTCAAAAGCAAACCTTGTAATGGAGACTAAAAAGCTTTACATTTTCACTAAAGCTAAAGAGCTTAACAAAGTTCGCAAGGAACATCTCTTTATTCAATTACTTGAGAATGTACATCCGTCCGAAGCAAAACTCCTCGTAGCCGTCAAAGATCAGAAGCTAAATAAGCTATACAAGAAGGTCACTGCAGATCTTGCAGCTGATTATGGCTTTATTCCGAGACAGGCAAAAAATGAGGAATCAACACCAAAAAAATCTTAAGATTATACTCTCAATGGAGCAGAACGAGCTCGCACACTGGTTGGCAAACTTACCAGACGACGAGATCGAATATGTCGAGTGGTTGGTTGAAGAAGTTGATATCGCTCTTGAAAACATGGTGATAGAGCAATCAGGTTTAACCGATGCGAGAGATGTAATCAAAAAGTTTACACTTGATAAAAGTTGACTGTTTTAGTCAACTATGTACAATAATTCGTTTTCTTGATATAATACTTACATGATACTACAAATCCTTAACGAATTAGCAGCAACTTCCTCTCGTTTAGAGAAAGAAGCAATTCTGAAACGTGAACAAAACAATGAGCTTCTGAAGAAAGTTTTCTTCTTGGCTTATGATCCATTCACTCAGTTCTACATTCGTAAGATTCCTGTATATGAACGAAATACAAGTGATCACGCAGCATCCTTAGAAGGTTTGCTTCTTGGTCTTGAAACGTTGTCATCTCGTCGTGCTACCGGTAACGCTGGAATTTATCATTTGCAAACTATGCTTCAGGCATTGAATGTAGAAGATGCAGAAGTTCTAGAACGTATCATTGGTAAAGATTTAAAGTGTGGTGCTTCTGCATCAACGGCTAATAAGACTTGGCCTGAGTTGATCCACGAGTATCCATGCATGTTGTGTACGCCGTTCGATGAAAAGATCTTGAAGAAATTCAAGTTCCCAGCGTATGCACAATTGAAGATGGATGGTATGCGTTTCAACGCTATCGTCAAAAATGGAACATGTGAATTCCGTAGCCGTAATGGCAAGGAAATCCAACTGCTTGGAAATCTTGAACAAGAGTTCATCCAACTTGCAGATGGACAGAACCTAGTGTTTGATGGTGAGTTACTCATCAACGACAAAGGTATCATCCTTGATCGTCAAACTGGTAATGGCATTCTAAACAAAGCAGTGAAAGGTACTATCCTCACTGATGAAGCACGTAAAGTGCATGCAACTATTTGGGATGTAATACCATATGATGTATTTAAAAAAGGTCAAGGAAATACCGCGTATCAGATTAGGTTCTCGCAAATTGAGAGTATGGCTCTACCGAACAAGATTCATCTTGTTGAAAGTAAGAGCGTTGGTTCTTTTGAGGAAGCTCAAAAGATCTTTGAAGAATACCTCGCTCAAGGACAAGAAGGTATCATCCTAAAAGATATGAGCGGCGTTTGGGAAGACAAACGTGTAAAAACTCAAGTGAAGTTTAAAGCTGAACTTGATTGTGATTTGAAAGTGGTTGGCATTCAGCCAGGCACTGGTAAGTATGAAGGACTCGTTGGTGCACTACTTTGCGAAAGTGAAGATGGCATCATCAAAGTTGATGTAGGTTCTGGTCTATCAGATTTTGATAGAAAAGAGTTTACAACAAATAGTCCTATTGGTAAAATAGTAGCAGTGGTGTATAACGCTAGGATTAAAAACAAACAAGGTGAAGAGTCACTCTTCCTACCACGTTTGGTTGAAGTCCGCGAAGATAAAAATTTTGCAGATTCTGCAAAAAAGATTCGCTAAGAGCATACACGACGTATAAATAAATCAGGTACAACAAAGAGGTTATAATGCAACATTGCATATCTTTATCCGCTGCGAAAAATAGTTATGATCTAAACGGTCAGGCTATTGTACGCACATTCTCACCAGAATGGAGCACGCAGGGCTAAGAGAAGCAGTAGTTACACACCTCTCAAAGCCCTGATTAAAAGTCAGGGCTTTTGTGTTTTCTGGTGTACAATAATTCGTAGATGGTGTATAATACATCTACAGTCAATCAAAAAGATTGACAACGTTCTTTAAAAATTCGTGTTCTTGATAATTGATCCGGTGTGGTGTAATTGGTAACACAACAGACTTTGACTCTGTCGTCCTAGGTTCGAACCCTAGCACCGGTGCCAATAGATTGCAAACTTTGATGGTGAAGTCCTGCCTCTTAAGCAGAGAGAATTCGGTTCGAGTCCGAAGCGATCTACCATATTGAAACATATTATATTAGCAAGGTAGCGAAGCTTGCTTTAAGGGTAGCTCCCGTTAGTGTGTTTCAATATGGTTTTTATCTGGGTATATTGTCAATCTGGTAGACGGCGAGGCTTGGAACTTCGAGGCTGCAGGTTCAAATCCTGCTACCCAGACCAGAGATTATATCGCATTCGACTTCAGGTGAGGTCATCACCCTTTCAAGGTGACTAGACGGGATCGTTACCCGTATGCGATACCAAGGTTTTAGGATAGTTGCAGCAAACAATTTTTAAGGTTCGATTCCTTATTTTGCCACCAAAACTCGGCAGAGTCGCTCAATGGGAGCACCAAACTATCCTGTTATTTTATGGAGTGGTCCTATAATGGTATTAGAGCGGATTGCTAATCCGTCGGTTTGCGAAAGCAGGCTTCTGGGTTCGAGTCCCAGTCACTCCACCAATTTTATGCCAGCGAGACTTGGTAGTCAGAGAGGTCTTATACACCTTTTAGCGCCAGATTAGCGTTCTTGAGTGAGTTCGATTCTCACCGCTGGTACCATATCATGCGCCTGTAGCTCAATGGTCAGAGCAGTGGACTCATAATCCATTGGTTGCGGGTTCGAGTCCCACTGGGCGCACCACTAAATATTTTTGAGGAAACTATGTAGGAGAAATCATGGCACATGTTTTAGCACTTGATGCATCAGGCTTACCACGGAAGTGGATCAATTACGAAGATGCGATCACATATTTCGCAAAGGGAATGGTTGTCTGGTCACTAGGTGATACAGTTGCTACTTTCCGCGGAGGAGTGCAAAACGATGGTGTAATGTCTGTCCTTGAAACTCCTTCGATCATAGCGGTCAAAGGTAAAGGTTTCAATCTTGAAAAAGCTGGCAAAGTTATCCTTTCAAATAAGACTCTCTTTGCTCGTGATAAGCACGTTTGTGCTTACTGCGGTGGAACATTCACCAACAATCATCTATCTCGTGATCATGTTCAACCTGTATCACGTGGGGGTGAAAACACTTGGATGAACTGTGTTACTTCTTGCATAAAGTGTAACACTTCGAAGGGAGCTCGTACTCCAAAGGAATTCGGTCACGAACTCTTGTACGTTCCTTACGAACCTAACCACTTCGAAAACATGATTCTTCAGAATCGTAACATTCTGGCTGATCAGATGGAGTACTTACTTGGTGGTGTTCCAAAACACTCCCGAGTACTCCTCAACTAGATTGATGTACGGGTGCCCGAGCGGCCCAAGGGAACGGATTGCAAACCCGTAAAACCGTCGGTTCAAATCCGACCCCGTACTCCAGAGTTCATAAATGGCCCAAAAAGCCCTATATGAATCAACAACTTATGTGACTAGAATGCATCAGGATGAATGTTTGTTCTCAGGATGTATATCCTACCACTTCGTTCATCCTGATGCATTCTAGTTGTAAACCAAAAGTATACAGCTAGTTTTAGTCAACTATCATAAGATTGTTTACATTAAATCGTGGATAGTGTATAATCTATCCATACGCTGCTAAAACAGCAATGTTCTTTAAAAAGTAAATCACATATAC